AAGGATTAGTTCCAAACTCAAAATTAGGATCACGTCTGCCATACTTAGCAGCTTGTTTCTTAGATGCTTCACGATTAAATATCCCCCTCTCACCTGACTTACTTTCTACTAGTGCCAACCACTCACGCATGAATGTCTCTGAATCTGGCTTGTCTGTATACGACACACTGTTGTTTGCTAACGCCCTATGTGCAGCCTCGTTCCACCATTGTCCTGACTTAGCGTGACGCATACGATCATCACTCAGGTTGCTCAGAGATATCATAGCACTACGTCTAACACCACCAACAACAACTATCTGTCCAATGAAGCACATCATGTCGTGACATTCAAGTGAACTAAGCTGTCTACCCTGTGCATTTTTAAATGTCTGTACTGTGAAGTTAAACAGATCAATCAACGGTGCAGGTCCACTAGCCCTACCACCGAATGTTTTTAGCCTAGAACCTGCAGGTCTGACCCTGCTTACATCCCACTGTGGAATCTCACCTGCCCATAGAAGAGCCAACAATTGACGATAAGACTTAGCCCACCCCTCCTTGCTGTCCTTTACCACAATGGTAGTATCACTCTCGAACAATTCAGGCACTTCGGGAAGCTTGCTAATGAACTGACGCTCTACGCTGAAACCTACGCCAGTGCCACACAAGAGCACGAACATTGCTTCATCAAAGGCATGGGGATGATCTACGTGAAGGTATGAACAGTTGTACATACAGATGTTATCACGCTCTGCTGCTGCACCTGCTGTCATCATGGCTCTCATGCTAGGCATTACATCTAAGCTAAGTATAGAGTCACGTATCTGATTGATGTAACTGTCATCTCCTGCAATCTTACGTACAACATTATCCATGTAACGTTCTACTGTCTCTCCCCAACTCTCTCGTCTTTGTTCTTTCTCTAACCATCTAGCGTAACGAGAGGTATGTATGAACGCTTGGTAGTCTGTTGGTAAATAATTATTCATGTCTACTCCTGTGTAATTATCTTCATGTTTCTAATTTTAATACCATCCACATCGTGAATGAAATCTTTTAGTGCGTCCTCTATTTCGGGGTCAATGAAACCGTCCACAGGAACGTTGTATTCTTCTTCATCAATGTCTAGTGTAAGAAATACTTTAACTATCATCAACCACCTCTATTAGTTTATCTAAATACCATTGGGCTTTCTTCAAGTCCTCTGATCCATTCTTGTACTTGTATCTCCATAGGTACTTCATAATGTTACCCTGTAAATAGTACTCGAAACCGTCATCAGTAGCAGCACGAATGGCATCAATACATTCAATACCTGCTTGGTTATAATGTTTAGGACTATTAACAGGATCGTCTAGCGTAATAGTTGTATCTCCTAATGTAAGTGTGCTTATCATATCTTCCATTCGTGCTCTCCTTTTAACTAAAATTTACCGTTAGTACATTTCCTTTACGTTCTTGTACCGTAGGTTTTCTGTCACCATATTGTTCTTGTGCTAGTTTGTATAATTCATCTCTTATGTCTGGTCTTTCCTCTATTAAAGGAATAGCACATACCAACATATCTGTCAAGATACTAAGATGCCCATAGTCATCATCTGATAATGTATTTGCATCTGTTGTTACCTGACCTACGTTAATATCTCCTGACCATTCCCCATTCTCCACCACAGGGGATATCCTTATAATGAAATCATTAGGGTCAAAGTTAATAAAGGTTTGTTCTTCTTCCATGTCATCTCCTTTTTATTTTTTCATAAGGAAACTCTACAAAGTCTGGGTGACTGTCTTTACCTTTTTCTTTCAACCATTCTTCTGGAATAACCCTGTCTGCATACACAAATTTATGTCGTTCACACCAAGAGGCATAGGTACTCTTAGCACCCTTACTTAACTTACGCTTACTGCTCTCAAACACAAAGCGTATATCTAAGTTAGGGTGTTGTTTTTTTATAGCTAAGTGTTTTCGCCTATCGTCTGATGTGAACCTTCCTTTTACTTCTATTATTAAACCATTGCTTAATATGAAGTCAGGAGTATAGGTGCGGTACATCAAGTCTTCCCATTCTATTTTAAGAGACTCATACTTAAAACGTACCTTACGTTCTCTCAAATAGTCCTTGACTTTAATCTCAAGACCACTCCTATACCCCTGCTTTAGCGCATGTTTAAAGCGCCTACCGTCCACTAGAACTTCCAGTGCCAGTGTAAAGGCTGATTAAAGGATGGTGGTTGTGAGTAACCCAAGTCCTTTAGCTCCTGACGGATAGCTTCATCTGCATCCTTACGAGCTTGCATTGCAGTACGTAGTCCTGTGTACTTAGCGTCTCGTAAAGCTTTCTTCTTCTCCATGAGTTCCTGTTCCATCGCCTTGATGTTATCTTGTAACTCATCTAACTCTGATTCTCCTATCATGTTTAATCCTCTATGTATGCCACTATCTTAGGGTCTTTTGCTTTTGACATTCGTGATGGCTCTTCTACCATGTTAGGCCAACACTCATGTCGATAGTCACAGAACTTGCAACCATCATTAAGTACCATGTTGCCTGTAGGTTTACCCCTAAAGAACTCAGGTACAGCTTTGAAGCATCGTTTGAACTCGTTCTTGTTGACTGTCTCCACAGTCTGTTTGATCTTGTCCATCTCCACTTCCATGTCAAGGTTGTCAGCAGGTACATACTTGATGCCACCGTTGGCTTTGTTTACAACCCACCAACCACCTACCTTCTTACCAGAAGCTTTAGCATAACCTGCTAACTGCCCGACATATCCAAACGAATCGCCTTTAGCTAACGTATCATACGATTCAAACTTATTCCTGTAGGACCAATCTGATGCTGACTTAACATCATCAAGTGCTCCGTCTACGATAAGATCATAACTCCCAGAAACAACAGTATCATTACTATCTCCCACTGGAAGGCTAACCGTATCAGTGTCTTCAAAAGCCACGTTAGACTCTTTAAGAACACCCTTAAAAACAGCTTCAACTATATCTCCTAACATCATGTTCATTACAAATGTAGTCGGCTTTGGTAATGCCGTTTCAGGTTTGTTCTTATCAAACCAAAGTTGACAAGTAGGACGTCCAATGTTGGACATCCTTAACCTGAACTTGCCACGTTTATTACCACTACCGAACTGACGTTTCAGTGCCTCTGCTACTTCACGTGCTACTGTGTCAATTGTTTCGTCTGACATAGAAGACCTACCGTTGGCAGCGTTCTCAAGGTACTGATGTATTGCTAGTTCAGCAGGATGGTTCATTACACAAAGTCCTCTGCTTCAATGTCTACGAACTCCTCAACCGTATCAGTATCGGTATCGTCATTCTTGTAGGCATTATCATTCCATGCAGACTTGATGTACTCATTGTAGTTCTCAATCCATGCCATGAAATTAGCAAAGGTTTCTTGCTCACCATCACCCACCTCAAGTGTCTCACCTAAGTTAAGTGAGAATGTAGGTAAGTACCACACGTTACCGTTAGGCATTGACTGCTCTTCAGTAGCCATTGATACGTTGTGCTGTACTGGTAGCCTACGCATCTTACCTAGCTTGTTGAAGATAGTACCTGCACCTTTGAATGCATCACGATTCTCTATCTCGTAGATAAAAGCTTGTGGTGACAACTCTACGGACTTACCTGAAGCGTCCACAATGTCATGTAATTCAACCGTACCAAACAGTACACGTACTCGTTTGATCTGACGAATTAAGTCTTGTGTCTTCTCAGGCAATGCCTTGAAGTCTTCAATGTAACCTGCAGGTTTACCACAGTTGAAGCCACCGTCATTGTCCTTCATGTCGTTGTTCAAATCATTAGCCATTAATGTTTTGACGTAACGATTAGGTGTGCTATCTGTTCCCTTTACAAATCGCTTATACATAAAGCGTTGTAGGTAGGGACGTATGGTAGCTGTAGTAGCGTAGTAAGTTGGACCGTCTGGTATCTCCAACTTATATGTACCACCAGATACAACCTCAACCTTAACCTTCTTACCATTGATAGTTTCCTCTCCCATGATAGGTGAATGGTTGACACGCAATCTAGCAAGCGTACTTGCCTGTGACTTCTGTTGGGTGTCAATACTCATACCCATTGCCTCTGCCATTGCGTTAAAGTTACCTGTGTTTATTGTTGATACTTGGTTCATGTATTCTCCTTTTCTGTTGAAATGAATCTTAGTTATATCACGACACGTCTACTGTGTCAAGCCAATTGTTACCAATCTTTGCCTCTAATAATAAAGGTAAGTTGAAGTCGATATTCCACTTACGATTTACTATACCAAGAAGCTTGTCATTGGTAGCATTTATTATCCGTAATACTTTGTCCTTCTCGTTTGGGTGTACGTCAATCACGATTGAATCGTGTACGGTATTGACTATACAACTGTGTAATTGATTAACACCTAACATCTTATCAATGTATATTAAAGATATAGGTACAATGTCAGCCGTGGCAAAGGACTGCACTGGAAAGTTTTTGATCTGTGTGAAATATGTCACACTACCATTTGCCCTACGCACTACATCAGGAAATGCAAACTCACGCCCTGAAGGTGTACATATCTTCCCAGTGCCTACAGCCTCTCGTGCAAGCTCTTTGTGCCATCTGGCTATACCCCTATACTTTTTAGTAAACTGCTCATAGTACGCAGCCTCTGCAGGTGTACGTCCAAATCCACTCGCACCATACAGAGGAGCGAATGTGTGAGCCTTTGCGTCCTGTCTAGAGATAGTCTGCCCTGCATCAGAGATAACCTTGGCAGTGTAACTGTGTACGTCAAAGCCTGTAGTCACCTCGTCAATGG